CTTGATAGATATCAGAATATTCTACTGAGAATTTAAATGTCCAAATACTGTGCTGTCCGCTATAATTAATTCCAAAATTATAGCCATTAGTAACATCATCTTTAAGTTGCCATGTGCTGATAATTGTAGGTTGAGTGCGTAGGCTTAGAATCTGTTGTACAGTTTCCCAATTGCGCTGTTGATTGCGCTCTAGCGCACGTTCAGCGGTATGATTAGTTACCCCTGTTGGAGTAACGTCAATTAACGTAAAACCTTGATATAGATATTGATTAGTCACTAGGTATTTATAGACAATAAAAAAGCCCTTATAAAAAGGGCTTTTTCTATTCAATAACTAATTGTTTAGATTAGTATGTGAATGCTGTTATAGTTGCACCTGCTACACCAGAACCATTGATTACAGTGTTAGCGTATGCTTGTAAGCTGTAAGCACCTGTTGAAGCTGCTGGAGCTGCACCAGATAACGCTACGTGGAATAAGTTACCTGATTGCGGAGCACCTAAAAGCTCAATAGAACCAACTTGCTCAATAGCTAAAACTAATTTTTCATAGTCTGAACCAGCTGCTAAGTAGTTTAAGTTTGTACCGTTACCATATGTGTATAATGAAGCTGATGTAACTGTGTAGTGTGTAAGTTGACGACCTGTGATCTGAGCATTACCTGCTGAAGAACCGTCTGCTGGACGTGAACCACCGTTTACACGGCTAATTGTTGTTGCTGAAGCTACCATAATATTTCTCCTAAAATAATTTTACGCTTATTGCGCTTAATATTATTTAGCCTTTTGATAAAAAATTAGTTCTAGAGAAGGTTAAACGATCAACTAATTTAACAGCGCCACCATTGTGACCTATAGCCACAAATCCCTCTGGCGCTGTTACTCGATAACCGTCTGTGGTCTTTTGGAATGTACCAATACCTTCAACTTGATTTAGTTTGTGTATTAGCATGAGTTTTAATTCAATGATGCGTTTGTATGTAGCAATAACACCTAATAGGTTATTACTGTTGTCTGCGATCCAATCTTCACGTGCTTTGATCTTAGCTACACGAGCCTGTGCCGCACGACCTTCTAAACCGCCACTTAATTGTTCGATACCTTTCATCATTTCTAATTCATAATGCTTAATAAAGTTCTTTAAGAACTGCAAAGGTTCACCTACATGACTGCCACTGCGTATCTGCTGATTAATGAAAGGTTTAATCATACGACTAAATTCTTTATCTTGTAGAACAATATCAAAACGTTGTTGGCCTAATTTGTTCATTGTGTCAAGTGTAGCATCTAGATTGCGTTGTATCTTAGTATTTTCACTAGGAGTTAGACTTGCTACACCTGTGTAGTCTTTGTAGGTAGCATCATCAAACCATACGTTTTTAGTTTGTGTAAATCCGCCGACATTAACTCCAAACTCTGCAGTCATTGTGTCAATTGATTCACCTGTATAGCTAGTATGGAATATAATACCAATCTGTGCGGCAGCAATGCGCTGCCCTAGATGGCTTTTAACTGGCACCGCATAGGTAATTGTATTTGGAGTAAACACATAGCAATCTTCTTCGTTAACATTAACTACTGTAAGATCTCCCGGAGTGAACATTAGGTCACCTTGCACAACTCCGCCAATACGTAATTCGCGTAGATATTTTAATGCGGCTTCCAACATTGCTGATAGTGTAGGTTCGTGGCCATACCATTGTTCAATATCTTTGGTTGATTTACAGCGTTTAGGTTGTGCTTTGGAAAATACTGACTTAGTGCCAACAAAGAAACGACCATCTTCTGGATCTGTGCCACAGATAATTGCTGGGCTACCGTCCCATTTAACCGTTAGCTGTGTTGTTGTACCTGTGCCTTCTGCTAGCATCTGACGTAGACTGTCGATATAATTTAGTGCTTCTTGTGCGCCTGCCCATCCCTTGTTAAAGATAAGATCTTCAAGATGCTCAAGGTGTGTGTTCTTACTTTCTGTAAGTAACCATTGTGGGGTTTGTTTCTTAATTTCGTATAGTTGCATTATTTTGTTGCTTGTTGTTGTTGCTGTAATAGTGCTTCGAGATGCGGTACGTCTGCATCTACTACAAATCCATCGCTACCTTGTTCGTCGGGTGTAGTCCATTGCCCGTCACTCCATTTGTCTGCTTTAATACCTCGTGGAGTAGTTACTGTTGCGATTTTAGTAGCATCAGTTGGTATATTTTGATTTGTTTTTTTAATTTGCGTAGGTTGATTAAAAGATGTGCCTGTTAATGCGCCTGCTTGTTGGTCTAAGAATGCTGATGTTGACTGTGGTGGCATTTTACCAGTTTTTTGACTTACCCACTCACCTCGATCATTTAAACCGTAGTCTTTACCTTGATATTTAAGAATGATAGGTTCTTGACTAACTAGAGTAACACCGGGTGCCGCATTAGCTTGTGGCTGTTGTTGGTTATTTTGGGCGGCTTGTTGTGTTGGATTTGCTTGTCTTTTTGCAATTTCTGCACCAAGCTCTTTTTGTCCATAAGTCCCGCCACTCTTTGCGGCTAATTTAGCAGCATTGGATAATTCGTCATCTGACATTTTACTAAAATCCGGCTTACGTCTGGTTGCCATAAAATTTAGTTGTTGTTGTACAGATTTTGGAGCAGGAACAGTTTTACCAGTGGCCGGATTAACTAGGCCCCATTGTTGACCTAACCATTGATACTCATTGCCTTTATATTTAATATTACCAGCTTTGCTTGGCTTAAGATTGTTGGCTTGCTTAAATGATTTTTTGATGTCATCTACTGCACCAGGAGCAACAAAGTCTGCAGCACCCTTAAATACACCTTGGCCTACACCCTTGGCCATATTACCAACGTTTTTCCAAAAACCTTCAATGATTACTTCTTTAATCTTCATCTCTTAATTTCCTAACGCCGCGAGCAAATTTACTAGGATCTTGTCCTTTGATAGCATTAAGAAGACGGCGTTCTAATTCGCCAGCTGTATCTGCTTCGTAATTTTCGCGAATATACTTAATTAAGTTAATTGCGCCATTGATAATATTGTTAGCACGACTTTCTAGGAGATTATCCTTGTCCTTATGTGTTAACAATTCATCCAGTTCTGAAAGAATGCTACGAGTGCGCTTTTGCACAATAATTACTCCAATTTAGTATATTTATTCAAAACCGCAGTTGTCATCGCAGACAACCAATCTGCCAGATTCGAAATCATTTATGGACCATGAACTTTCGATTTGTGTGAACCATTCAATACAATTTTCTAAAGAATAATCTAAAGCATTATTACTGCTAATAAGTGGAGATATTTGAGCATTAACTGCCTGAAGATATTCACCGTGACCATATGTTTTAGGACTGAAACCAGTATAACAACAAGGGTAAACATCACCTGTTGCACTTATATAAATCGACTTTCTTTTCTTAGTCTCGCAACTAATTTTAGATTTGCGTACTAGTGTTATATCTTCTAATAATACTAAGTCTGTTTTCTTTTTATTAAAGAGAATATCAAAATTAGTTTCACCTCGATAATATCCCAACACATGCGTTAATTTTCCATGTTTATCAAATACAGGTCCTGCGTTCCTTCCATAGTCTACCAGATCAAACCTCATACCCATTTCTTCTGCCATAGCACGACATTGTTCTATTTGGTGTTCATTGAAATTAAATTTAATCATTTTCCACACAGCATACCCGCCAGCATCAATGAAAATCCGAGCATTATTTACAATGGTAGACCAACTAGTGTTTTGTCTGTATAAATGATGTGTGTCTTCTAATCCATCTAAACAAAATGAAACCATAACTCCAGCTTTTGCTATTCGTTGCCAAAATTGAGCATCTCTAGCAGATCCGTTGGTGCTTATTTCTAACGTCAGTTCGGAATTACAAGATCTGAAATATTCAACAATGTCTGGAGTTTCTGGATTCATAACAGCATCACCAAAATTGCCATTAATCCATAATCGATTTAATTGTTTAAGAAAATCTGGTTTAAAAATTGTCTTACATTGTTCCAAGGTTAAATTTGTTTCAGTATATCCGTCATTATATGGATAACCTCGAAAGTTTCTAGGGCACAAAGGACATCTAGCATTACACAGTGAAGAGATTTCTAGATGTACATCTCTAATTTCACTATAACCTATCATTCTGACTTCTTCAAGCCGGCTAACATACTCTTGAGTTTACTACTGTCAACAGTGGCATTCACTTTTGGAGCATCTGTAGATTCCTTAACTGTACTACCTGTCTTAATTTGGCTTAGGATGTTTGCAACTCCACCATTCCCGGCATCATCACTGGCACCACTGTCCGTAATGCGCATAGTATCGATATCATAATCTAAGTCAATTTTCTGACCCACACCAGTTGAACTACGTGACTTCATACACTGAATTTGATAACGTCCACGTTCACGCATTGCACGTGACGTAAAGATACCGAACACATTATCTGCTGTATTAATTTTACTTAGACCACCAGCAATATGACTGTGATCAAATTCAATTTCTTCCACAGCACCGCGATTAAGTTGTGATGCGGTTACAAATAACACATTAAGTTCTTTTGCTAGATTACGCAATTCTTCACTTACATATTTGTCCTTAACAAACAAGTCATTTGGACTAACTTTAGCACTTACAGGCATGACCAAATCCAAGTAGTCTACCATAACAAAATCAACTCGTTTACCAGTTTGAATCTGATATTCTTTCAAATATGCTCTAATGTCGTTGACGTTTGACTGTGCTGGGAACCCTTTAATTTGATAGTTACCCGCTTTCTTACTTACTAGGCGCACTTTCATTGTAGTTGTGTCAATATCTTTACGGATATCTTTTGTGCCCATGCCTGTAAGCATAGCATCTGTTCTAAGTGCGCAAAGTTCTTCACTCAACTCTAAACTTACATACACTCCACTCAAACCCTGTTGTAACCAGCTAAGTGCAATGTTCATCATAACTAATGACTTACCAGAACCAGAGCCACCAGCAAAGATGTTTAGTTCACCGCGACTAAATCCACCATATAATAGCTTATCAAGTTGTGGCCAACCTGTTGATACCTGGCCACCGCTGTTGTAATACTTTTCAATACGTAGTTTAGGATCAGCAAAGTAATCTGTACCCATGTCTTTGGTCAAGCTAATTTGTACAGCATCTTTGATTAATTTTTCTACAGGATTGTAATCACCCTTTTCCAACATGTCTGCGGCTTTAAGAATAGCACGTTCAAGTTCTTGACGTTTAGTAAATCCCTCAAACTCATTCATAAACCATTCATAATGGCTTTCATTTAAGTCTGGTACATGTTTTAGATCTGTGCCAGTAACTGCCTTGACCTGTTCAATGGTAGGCATAGCTCTGTGCTGATCTGTATGCTCTTTGATAAACTTAGCTACTTCACGTAGGCTACGATCAAAGTTTTCTGGATTATAAATGTTTGTTACCCTAGTATATGACATCGGATCTTGTAAAATCATTTCCAGAAATAACTTCTGTAATTCGGGACTGTAATCTTTACTCATAAATTCTCTATTTTTAACTATTTATATAAATAATAATACACGATGCGGAAACTTAAAGCAATGAAATCGAAACGGATTAATTACCGAAAAATTTGGGAGTCTTACTACGGGCCTATTCCAAAAGATGAAAATAATCGCACGTACGAAATACATCATATCGATAATAATCATAGTAATAATGACATTTCTAATCTCAAATTAGTAACAATACAGGAGCATTATGATATACATTATGCTCAAGGTGATTATGCGGCTTGTTTTTGTATAGCAACTCGTATGAAAGTCTCACCTGATGAACTATCTCAAATAATGAAACAAGTACAACAAAAGCGTCTTAAAGATGGAACTCATCATAATTTATCCGGAGAACACCAACGTAAACACCAACTAAAGTTAGTTGCCGAAAACAAACATAATTTTATCAACCTCAACAAAAAACGAGTTAAAGACGGGACACATAATTTTCTTGGAAGCTCTAATCCGTCACATAAACGAGTCAAGGATGGAACACATAACTGGCTCAACGGCGCTCTAACCAAAGCTCGTAACATAGAACAAGTTGCTAACGGTACGCATCCTTTCCTTGGTGGCGCTATACAATCTCGTAGCGCAAAAAATCAATTATTAAACGGTACACACCCTTCTCAACTTTTACACACTTGTCCGCACTGTAATAAAACTATGGGCAAGGGACAATATAAAAGATGGCACGGCGATAACTGTAAACTCAAATCTATTTAATAAGTCGTTTTCTCATTAATTCAATTTTTAACTTACTTGATTCCCTAGCATCCAAGATGCTCTTTAATACAAATAGCTTACCGTATTTAACCACTGCTTCGTTTACATCTTTACAAGTTTCTTGCCATACAGGAAAACTAACTGACCAACCATACTCTATGGCTCTATTTACTAGGTTAGCACCAGCTTTGTCGGCATCTGGAACTACAATAACTTCGCGTCCTAGACTATCAATGATGTCTGCTTGAGTTTCACTACAGTCATTGCTCATAACCGCTACGCCGTCTACACTCATAGCATCAAATGGGCCTTCGCATACAATAACAAATTTACTATCTGGTAATTGGTTGTTTATATTAAACACAAAGTTGGGTTCATAGTGACTCCAGTATTTTGGTTTAACTCCATCTGTAAATGCCCTTGATGTGTAGCCAATCGTACGACCTTGCCAGATACAAGGGATGATCACACGCTGATGTAGACTGTGTTCTGTTGAATCTGTCCAATAAAAATCATATTTCTGTGTGTCAATCTTACGATCTCTAACATAGTCAGACGCGGCATCTAGCAGTGGCGGAACATTCTTGAAGTCATCTAGTAAGTGCCATGTTAGTAATGCCTGAAAACTAACAGCATGTTCAGGCAATTCACGAGTTTTAAATTCAATTTTTTCTTCTTCAGCTTTGACTTCTTCAGGACTAACTAGTTCACGTACACGAATGGCTTCAATTACCAGGCGTTTGATGTCATTTTCATCTGCGCCTAACCAGCGTAATAGCTTACGAAACTTAAATGTTAAATGACGACCTGGTTGATAACTGGCTTTGAAATTACAGTTAAAACA